AGCACACTTGTGCCTGGGGATTTACCCAGGGCGAGCCTATTCACATCAGCGGAGGGAGTAAGATGTCAACGATAGTAGACCTAAGTGACCGTCGTGATTCACGAGGGCTTCCTGAGGGCTATGATCCTCATAAATTATATGAGTATCGTTACAACTTACTTCAAGAAAACGCATCACCTTTGGAGAAGTTTCTGTATGCCTATATTCCTTTCGAGCTTATTCGGTCATTTGCTATTGCAATTGATCCGACTGCGCCCTTTAAGGTTTCTAGCATACCGATTACTCCGGCGAATCGTACAAAGTATCGTGCTGTACTTTCTGTCCTTCAAGAAAGGGCCGTTAGATACACACGAGTAGTGAACAACTACGCTCCCGAGCCTAATTATCTCGGGATCGGTGGTTGTACCACGCCTTGGCCGCTTCGTACCGGATTCAACAGTGAGTATGTTCAAGGCTTACAACGCCAAGAACCGCTCCCTGATGAACTCCATGATACAACATCCCGTACTCGTCTTATTGGATCTAAACAGGGTACCCTTACAAAGTTAAAGGGTTACTCTAATAGTCCTTCAAGATCTTGCAGGATATTGCTCACCAATGATCAAAAGTATACTGGTAGTGCTCCCTCGACCGATCCGTGTATAATCGCTGGCGGTGCCAAAGATTATCACAGTTGGTCGAATGATACCTACCATGCCCAGATCGAAGGTAGTGGTGCGCGTCTGTCGTCACTCACTCATAGCTCACTAATGATTCACGAACAGAACTACAACATTGGTCTAATGCAGACCAATGCGGTAGCTATGCTAAAAGGTTGGACTCCTTTTCGAAGAGAGTACACCTTCTTTCGTAATCTAGTGGAACTTAGGGATCTTCCGTCTAGTATCTCTTCATTAAAGAGCTCTATGCAGAACTTCCGAAAGTTGTATGTTTCCTTATCAAAGTCGCCTTCTACTAGGAAGATTATTTTCGACCTAAAGAAGACTTCTAAAGATATCCCGAACGAGTACTTATCGTACCATTTCGGGTGGAAGCAACTCTATAAGGACGTGACCGACTTGTTGAATGCTCCAGCTAAGGTAACCAAGAAGATTAACTTCTTGATTGCCCGATCTGGTCAGCCAACAACTTTTCGAACGAAACGCCAGTTCGTTTCGGGAGAATCGGGAGTCTCAGGCTACGACTATGAAACCCTCAACTACGAGTACATCGCCTTTCCAGGCGATGGAATCGAGAGTCGAATAGAAAGGGAATCTGAGCTGCGTTTAGTTATAAACGCAACTTTTGATTTCCCTCCTATTATGGGTGTTCATTTCCGCAACAGTGTTTACACTGAGCGGTTAGGAGTTATACCACGTCCAACGGATGTTTATAATCTTATCCCTTGGACATGGCTAATTGATTGGTTTTCGGGCGTAGGTAATTATATCGAAGTTATCGATAATATTAACCGCGACCCGGTACTAATCAATTGGGGTATGCTTACCTGTGAAACAAAGGGTAAGCTTATCACCAACTTCCAGTCGTCGTCTTATCGGAGCGACCGCGCTTATGCAGACAACGTAGAAGTGCTCAACGTCGATATTTGGACGAAGAACAAACATACGTCTATCTACGAATACGAGTGTCAAACTCGTAGCGATGTTGCTCAGATCCTTGATGTGAAGACTCTTTCTGAGCCGTCAAGTCTTACGACGTATCAGAAATCCATCCTTGGTGCTCTGCTTGCGCAGAGAACCAATTTTACTCGGTCCAAGGCATTTAAGCCGCGGAGCTGAGCTCACTTATTTCACAAGGAGACGTCTATGCTCGCCGATCCAGTCACTATCTCCGCCGCTTCTCCCACCCCTTCGCTAGTGCTTGCAGTAGCGAAATCGGATGGTTACGGAAGCGAACGTGTTGACACTGGTGGTAACGGTTATACCGTTATCACCAATCACACGAAGAGTAAGAATGGCTCTCGCCATTATATACAGATCATCCAACAGGTTGATGCTGTAGACCCTTACTCCGGACTCACTCGTCAACAGACAGCTAGCTGTTCGTTTACGATTTCCCGGCCTCTGTTTGGATTCACCGATGCGGCTATGGTTGCATTGGCGAAAGCCCTCACAGACTACCGTGATGATAGTGAGGTGACAACCGCACGCTTGCTTCAGTTCCAGAGCTAACAGCTTTTCAATGAGTTTCAGAATGAAACCCACTGATGGCTATTACTCGGATCTGCTGCTTGCTTCTCTACTTCGTCTTGGGTTGTTCCTTGGGATTCTCAGCATCATTGCTGTTGTATCTTCAGGGTGCTCCCGAGACGAAAATAGAGACGTTTCCCCATTCGGGAAACTGGCGGCACGAGATCCATTAGATCTCGGAGAGGCTGCTCAGACTCGGAATCGATTACCTCAAGGAGGTTGCGATGAAAAGTCCGATAGCTCTCTTACTGGGCCTACTGGACGCGTCCCGTAGGCTTAATCCTGATGTGAAAGGCCATGATCGTGATTCTCAAACGATCATGAAAAGGTTCGAAAACGAAGGCTATGGCTTCCTTACCATAGCTTTACCTGCTTTAGATGATGCCCTTCTTTTGGGCCTCTCTTCTGGCAAGTTCACCTGCCCACCTAACTTTAAAACAGTTAGAGGGGGAACAATCCCGAGATTTCTCTCAGGTATGTTCGGTGAAGTATTCGAACCGTTCTCCGGGGTTCTTAAAGAGTCCCTCGACGAGGGGGTGTTGAAGAGTCTCCATGGGATTCTTCGACTCTTTAAGAAAGTTCAGTTGTCTTCAGATCGAGAAGATTATCTCGACGAGAAGGCATGTACTGAATTTTTCCTATGTGATGAAGTTGCTGGTCAGGTTATATTGCCTGATCGGGAACAACATTTGATAGGACTGGTCTCGAAGTTCATTTTAAACGATCTTAGTTCGAGATCGTTTGATACGATGAACTTCAAGCATGGCCCCGGAGCCGTAGAAGAAGGTTTTAAGTCGAACCAGAAGTGGTCCGCCTTATCTGATGCGGTGAGAAACGCCGCGTTCGATATATGGGCTTATGGATATGCCGATCACAGTGTGTCTCTATTGGAGTTATCCAATAGAACTGTGATGAGCAATTCGAACCCCATATTCACTTCTTCTAACGGAGCTTCTAGATGCACTGCTAAGCTAATATCGGTCGCGAAGAATTCCACTTCGCGTCGAACGATTACTATTGAGCCTCTGCTGAATCAATTTATTCAGCAGGGACTAAATCAAACACTTCGAGACTCTGTCGAGAAGTGCGAGATCCTTAGTAATTGCTTAGCATTAACCGACCAAAGCAAAAATCAAACACTTGCTTTGGAAGGTTCCATACACGACAACTGGGCAACCATCGATCTAAAATCTGCATCCGACCTTTTGAGCGTAAAGCTCGTAGAGGCCGTATTCAGTAAGGCAGGTTTAACTACCTTCCTAGATCATATGATGGATTGTCGTTCTACCAAAGTGAGGCACGGTAAAACCGTATACTCACTTGGTAAATTTGCCGGTATGGGAAATGCTCTTACGTTTCCTGTTCAGAGTATCTGCTTTGCAGTTTTATGCATTGCGGCTATTCATGATAGCGATGGACAACGTCCAACGCGGAAGTCCGTAGAGCAAGCATCTAGGCATATTCAGGTTTTCGGCGATGATATCATCGTCGATACCAGATATGCTCATCAGTGTGTGGACTGGCTTCATAATGTTGGATTAAAAGTCAACATTAAGAAGAGCTTTCTTGGAGGAAACTTCAAAGAGAGCTGTGGAGTCGAAGCGTACAAGGGAGTAGATATTACTCCCTTATATATTAGATTCCAGCCAGACCAAATCTCGACAAGCCCTGGATTAATAGCAAACTTCGTATCTCTCAGTAATCAAGCTTGGTTACGTGGGGAATACGAATTAGCTACACTACTTAAGAATGAAGTTGAAGAGAGATTAGGAAAATCTCTTCCTCTTGTATCTCAAGATAGTGGTGTCCTGGGGTGGCATAGTCGTCAAGATTCTATGACGCCGACTCGTTGGTGTCGTAAAACGCAACAATTCCTTACTAGGAGTTTTGCGCTGAAACCGCTGAAAAGGCGGGATAGGCTTGATGGTTACGCCGCTTTACTCAAGTTTTTTCATGTTCCCCTCCTAGGAAGGGCGCGTGATCATCTTGAGTACTCTCAGATGCGATTTCACAATCGTATCGTGTCGAGATGGGTGCCAACCGGGGTTTCCCGGTTGCGTATTAATCTGGAACATATAGTATGATCCAGTCAGAGATGGCAAATCGTGGACGAGGTCCCACCCTTTCTAGGGGGGGATTGTGGATTTACTCAGTGAGTATTTCCTCACCTCACACGAAGCTTGGATCTGGTGGCCCCTACCTATTGCGC